GTTCGTCATGTGGTGTTATGGAAGCCATTGAGGATTATAACCGTAGGTCGGTCATTGTTGAACGACCAACTTTGATGGAATCCATTGAACCAACTCCACCAACTTATACGACTCCCGAAGGCTTTGTGACTTGGGAATGAAAGGAAACAACATGAAAGACCAAGACGAAATGTTCCAAGTGGAACAGAATCTAATAAAAACTTTCGGCGCAGAACTGAGTGTGGTTGTGTGCTTGAAGTTGATTTATGATTTGACCACTGATGAACAGTGGCAAAACCTAGTGGAAACAACAACACAAGCAAGGCGGTTACAGAATGTGTGAACATGATTGGTTGGGTGACATTATACCCATCGGTGTTGAACTCAACTCCGATGCGATTAATGGCATGTGGATGGGTGACCGTATCGCAGAACTGAAAGGTTATGACCTGACCGACAGGGATGACTTGTTGAATTGGTTGCAAGCGGTAACAGAAATTCACGACAAGTTTGTGGAGGAATTTATTGCCCCGAACTTTGAATCCCTTGAACCGTTGGAACTGCCAACGAATCCGTTGCAACGCTGGAAAATTATCCGTGAATCGGTTGCGATTGCGGTTGCACAGTTCCCTGTTACCAGTGTTATTGATGTCATCACAAAGTTTGGTTTAACTTTGGATGAGTTTATGACTGCGATGAGTACCGACAAGTTTGGGCGTACACTTACGGTTGACGAGTTCATGGCGTTTGAGGCAGACATGCTGATGTTGCGACCAAACTATATGAGTATTGTTCGCAAACATAACATGAGTCGGAACATGGTTGGTTCGTTTAAGAAACTTTATGAACCTATGGTTATTAGGCAGCATGGACAAGGAAACAGTATGGGGTTCGTGAAAAAAGAATTCCATGACATGATTCTTGCTCGTGAAATTCCTGATAAAGAAATCCTGCAAACCATAAAAGATAAGTACAACATTGAGTACACTCAGGATGCAATTTACTATTACAGGAGAACACATGGAAATGTGTGACACCTATTTGTTATTATCTGTCCATGCTAATTATTGGAGGTCTTAAATGAGAATTGATAGAGTTAATCAAAAGATTTATATTCGCCAGTCATGGTTAGGTGACATGACGATTTGCCCTGAACGGGCTAGGCTTGGTCAGGTGCGACCTGAATTCCGTACTGGTTCGGATGCCACGATTATCGGCACATCGTTACATGCTGGTATTGAGTCGGTGTTGGATGGCAGGTCATCGGAGTTCGGTCAAATGCTTAATGTTGTTAGCGATGAGTTTGCTGTTCTTCAGCAAACGAATTATAAACAGACCAACATTGACCCAGAGAAAATCCCTGCATATCTGGAATCCATGTCGTCAGCCTTTTATGAAGGCATCCTACCCCATGTTGAGCAAGGCGGTCAGGTGGAACACAAGTTCTCTGCCCCATTGGGTTTCACCATCAACGATTATGCCGTTTATGTTGAGGGAACTATGGATTATGTTTCCCCTAGTGGTGTTATTTGGGATTGGAAAACAGCCAGTCGCCAATACAACATTAAGGAAAAGCAGAAGTCCAGCATCCAAGCCAGCGTTTATGCTGATGCTTGCGTCAACCTTGGGTTGTCGCCTAGTTATCCTGTGGATTTCCGTTTCGGCGTTATGGTCCGTCAAGAGAAACCAAAGTCGCAGATTGTGTCTATTGTGCGAACCGAAGCGCATGGACAATGGTTGCGTCAATATATCCGTGGTGCGGTCAATACTGCTTTAAACAGCGGTTACGAAAACAACTGGATAATGAACGATTCGTCTGCGCTGTGTTCTGAAGCATGGTGCGGTTTTTGGTCCATTTGTAAAGGTGCGTTTGTTCGTGAAGCGGACAACGCCTTCCCTGAACAGTTGGATGTCTGACATGTGTGTGCTACAATTTTTTCCAGTTCACGAACGACACGGCTCGGTTACCTCCAGTCAGGTCGTGTCGTTCACTAATCTCATAAACCAAACAAACAAGCAGGAGGCTTGATATGAGTACCGTAAGCAAAGACCAATCCATCATCACACAGGTGGCTGCAAAAATTGCGGCTGACCTGACACCGAAAACGGATGACATTATGACAAACATCGCTAATTGGGCGATTGCGTTTGATGCCACCACCGAAGCCTTGCTTGAAAAGCATGGCATGACCACAATGAGCGAACCACAGGTAACTCAGGCAATCACTGAGGCGTTCGGCGCAACACCTGTACAAGCACCTACACCAGCACCAGCCCCACAGGCTTCCACTGGCGGTTTTCAGGTTCGCATCAAGGGTCAACAGCACGGTCCGATTCCAGCATGGTTGCACACAGAGTGCGCCAAAGTTGGTGTGAACGAAGTGTGGGACAACCGTGATGGTTTGTCAGCCAACCCTAAGCGTCCTTGGTTCAAAGCCGTTAATGGCGACAAGGCGTTTTGGGAACCACGAGCAAAGCGTTAAACCATAATGGCTCCTGATTACACGGAGCGATGGGCAAAGATTGGGCGGGGAGAAATTATCTCCCCGCCTGATTCTTTATCTACGCCAAAATACAACTATTATGCGCCATTGGTTAAGGCTGCCGATGATTATGTTCATTGGGCGCAAACACCAAACGAGCGTGTCTATTTGGGTTTCGCAGACATTGACGAACAGATGCGTGGCATCGCACCAAGCGAACTATGCCTGATTAACGGTTACTCGCATAGCGGTAAAACGCTGGCGTTGCTACAAATCCTGAGTGCGAACCGTAACAAGCGTGTCGTATATTTCTGTCCTGATGAACCACGCACACTGACACTCATAAAGTTGGCGTGTGTTGTGCATGGGGTGGATGCGAACCAGTTGGAACAACAGGTCGCAAACAATGACCGTGAAGCAATCAACCTGCTTAAAGAAACAGCAACAGAACATTTCCCGAACCTAGCGGTTTTTGACCAAACAGTTTCACTGTTGGACATGGAACGCTCATTGGCAGAAGTGTCCGATGTTATGGGTGAACCACAACTAATCGTTGTGGACTATTTGGAACTCATAACAGGTGCAGGTGAGGATGTTCCATCCAAGGCTAACGCAATCAAAGCGTTCGGTAAACGCCATAATAAACCTTTGCTAGTGTTGCATCAGTCGTCACGCACCGCTGGTGCTGACGGACGGAAAATGACTATCAGTTCAGGTGCATATGGTGGTGAACAGCAGGCAACACATATCATTGGTGTGCGCCGTAAACGGTTTGAAATTGAAGGTCACATTCGTGACTTGCAAGAGAAACTGGAACGGGCATCTAACACTGAAAAGATTATGGAAAAGATTGAATCTTTGCAGTATGAGTTGCGTATCCACATGGATACTTTGACCTTGAACCTTGTGAAGTGTAAGCGTCCTGCATCCGCATTGTTGGATGACATGGACTTTACGATTGAATATGGCACGGGTCGTTTGCATCGGTTGGACACTGGTGTGTTACCGTGGAAAGAACAACGACCTAGCGTGGACAATCCACTAGAACAATTAACTATCGCTGAAGCATTGGAGGACTGGTGATAACTGACATACGGGATTTCATAACCCTGTTTCGTGGCAGAGGTGATGTCTATGGGCATAACGAAGGTAAATGTGTGAAAGAACCATTGACCGAACTTGTGTTCCAACATCATCTTGACGGGTCTGCACCTATTGGTGTGTATCCGCTTGTTCCACACATTGACAACTATTATGTTGCTTGGGGTTGCGTTGATTATGACACAGCCGATGCACAGGAACATGCTGTTCGTTTGCATGATGCACTCATGGAAGCAGGCATTGTGTCATGGATAGAGAAGTCCCGTTCAAAAGGATTCCATGTTTGGGTATTCGCTGAACATGCTGTCCTCGCTGAGGATATGCGTAACATGTTGATGGTCGCATCACAGGTTGCGGAAACACCAACCACCGAAGTCAACCCTAAGCAGATTACTTTGAAAGCAGGTCAATATGGGAACTATGTACGGTTACCGTATCCGAATGTTGGTAATTACCAAACTGACAAGCAACGCATCTTTCATGCGAAAGATGTTGCGTGGGGCAAGTTCACCAATCCGTACAGTTTCAACGACTTCGTTGAAGCCGCTATGGCAACTAGGACTCCGCAGGAAACCATCCAGCGCATCGCATCCATGTATCAACCACCCAAGCAAACGGCAGTCGTAAACCATGATTATGTTTATGATGCAACTCTTGATGAGGCTATGCAACTCCTTAGCCCGTTGGGCAAAGTCATTTGGCGTGACGGACCGTTAACAGGCAAAGACCGTTCATCCACACTGGCAAAACTAGGTCACGAAACTGTTCGCAGTGGGCTAAACCCTAGTCAAACCAAAATTGTGTTGATGACAGCGGACAAGCGTTGGGGCAAATATCATTTGCGCCACGATGGTGAACTAGAAATAGACAAACTCGTAGTTAGGGTACATTCGTGACAACCATACTCGCAATCCAAGGTGACGACTATTGTGCAATCGGTTCCGATTCACAATGGACCGATGATTATAACCGTGTCGGCAAAATGAACCAGCCCAAAGTAGTTACCGTAGGTAAATATTTGATTGGTGTCGCAGGTGATACCCGTGGAGCGAATGTTATTCAACATGCGTTCACACCACCAGTACTGCCCCCTAAACTCGTTGGCGCAAAACTGGTTAAGTTCATCGTGTCACAGTTTGTCCCCGCCTACAAAGAATGTTTAGAAGCGCATGGTGCAGGCAGACCACAATATGATGACCAGCCAGCACAATCAGCAAACGACATACTCGTTTGCGCTAATGGTGTCATCTTTCAAATAGACAGCGATTATGGAACCGAAACCGACACATGCAACCTGTATGCAATCGGTTCAGGCGCACACTACGGTCTAGGAGCATTACAGGCGTACACCGCTGGCAAGCGTGTCTTACAAGCAAATGCTAAACAGGTGTTGTTGAAATCATTAACGGTAGCCGCCAAGTTTGATAACGGTAGCGGCGCACCGTTCCACACCTTTATACAGACAGCGAAACCATAATGGGAATTGAATACTCTAAGAAGCGGGCTAAACAAGTACGAAGAAAAAAAGCCGCCATTATACCCAAAGCAGGACCAATCAAAGTCACCAAGGCTGATGGCACTGTAGAAATCAAACAAGTTGACCCGAAGGCTGTACGCAAAACCATTAATAAAGGTCAAAACAAAGCATACAAACTGAAGGTTGATTCAAAGCCTGTGCCAAAAGGCAGACCACGCATGACCCGTTATGGTCGTGTATTCACACCAGCAACCACACTTAACGCCGAAGCAATCATAGCGCAAGCATGGAACGGACCTAAATACGAAGGGCTAGTAGAGGTGGACTGTGTATTCACACCTGAAGGCACAACTGTAATCGTCACACCAGTTGACGGGGCGCAATCCAAATTGCGTGGCGACATAGACAACTATGTGAAACTATTGATGGACGGTCTTAATGGTGTCGCATGGTTGGATGACAAACAGGTAATCGTGGTCAGGGCGGAAAAAAGATGACCAAAAACCAATCCGATTATGACATTCCAGCCCGCAAGTTTGACTTCCACCAAGACTTAAAGTTTGGTCAAAAAGGTGAAAAACTTGTAGAGGATTTCCTTGATGCGATGTCGTCAGGTTCTTTTGAAGTTAAAACAGACCGATACCGCAACGGGCGCATGGTCCTAGAGATGACTCACAACCCACGCAAAAAAGTTGATGAGGAAGGTAAACCTTTATGGAAGCCCTCAGGGCTTGCCATAACGAAAGCAAAATGGTGGGTATATGTTTATACCTTGGATGGCTCCTTTGTAATCGTCAGCACAGACAGAATCAAACGGTATCTAAAGGTAAACAAGGAGCGATTTAATCCCAAAAAATATCACAACTTTGCTATGGCATCCAGCAACCCATCCAAAGGATATTTGCTGGAACCTGAGGATGTGATGGACATGATGATTAACACAGCATACGATGAAGTACGAACCAACTAGCAAAACAGGAAACACCGAAATAGAGTTGCTAATGCAACCATTCTCGGTACAACACAGCGAAACGGATTGGGAATTAATTGAACTCGTTCAAGAGGTTTTGTCCACGCTAAGCGAAGCAGACCAAGAGGCATTACATGGAATATTTTATCAACGAAATACTTATCAGGAGTTGGCAAGCGAACTTGGCATTAAAGCCAAGTCACACGCATGGAGGAAGGTGGACTCGGCTTTGGCTAATCTAAAGAAGGCACTAATCAAAGACGAACGATTCACAGAAATGATGGGAGAAATATATGGAATATAAAACATGGGATTCCGCTGCCGATTATGTTCTAAACATAATGGAGGAAGCAGCACGGACAACAATGCCCGACCCGAAAGACTTTGACTCACATGAAACATTCCTGAGCAGGTGGGTTCTGAAACTACAAGCAGGCGAATACGACAGTGACGACATCAACCTAGTGGTTGATGTTCTGAAGTCTGCTGGAGAACAATCGTTGCAACACATGACATCAATGGGCATCCCATACAACCATAATGACATGCTGGAACTGTTGTGTCGCAAACAACACGACTACGGTCACGAGAACATCAACAACTTTGGTATTCTCGGTTTGGCTGTTCGTATGTGCGACAAGATTGCTAGAATTAAAAATCTGATTGGTCGTGGCTCCGAAGGAGTGAACGAACCATTAGAGGATTCATACCGTGACATTGTTGGCTACGCCACAATTGCAGTTATGTATCACGCTGGAACATTCCAATACAAACTAGAAAGGGACATCTAATGTCTTACGGAAAAAACGGGAAACCATACAGCATTGAAGGAACAGAATTCAATGTAGATGACAAGTTTGTTATAGCAACATTAATGGCTATTATTTATGCGTTGAAAGAAATAAACAAAGAATACCCATCTATTGATGCGGCTATAGAAAATTTGGCAGGAGAAATTTATGAGCAAATCAAAGAAGTTGAATCTAGTGGCGTTGAACGAACAACTGACCCATCTGCATGAAGTTTTGGTCGCTATGGGCGCACCAAAAACTGCAACTAGGCGTGTAGAGGATGTAGCCGTATCCGTAGCATGGTTGGAAAAACATAAGGCAACCCGTGAGTGACGAGTTCAACCCTGATGACATGTCCGAACTGGAGGGCATCTTTGCTCAGATGATTGAGGATAACGAAACAGGTTTCGTTATGGAATTCATAATCAGCAAACTTTCCGCCAAAGAACTGCTCGGACATTGGGGTAAAGCATGTCAAGGCGACTCTGTTGCCTTGGCATTGTGTTTACATGAATTCGGAAAAATTATGGCAGAACTATCGGTTGCGTTGGCTTCGTAGATTTCTTTGCAACCTTCGGCAACTCTTTAGTTGGGGTCATACGACCAGCCTCAACCTCGTTAGCCAACCATTCACGAATAGTTACAGCGTTACCCACTGCCTGCGACTCTTGTTGGTCAGGACCAACATAACGAATTGGGATACCAAACCAGTTAGCGATGTTACCCAACATACGCTCCTTGTATGAACCCTTACCGCCAGTTAAACCACCACTAACACGGTTCATTTGACCTAATGTTGGGAAAATGTTTTGTGCCGTGTACGGAACCTTCTCGTTAATAACCAGCCCACCAGTCTTAGGGTCAATACCAACCAAAGCATCGCCACCAACAATTTCTGCGATAGTTGCCAAAACATATTTGTCAACAACACCTTCAGCAGGAACTTTGCTGTCCTTAAACGGTCCAACATCAATACCTAGTTGTCGTCCAGCAATAAATTCGGCAGGCAACTTAATCACAGGCGCAAGTTGACCAACCAACTTAGCAGGGTTGGTAAACGACTCTAGTTGCTGTTGCAAACGAACCATAGGCAAATCAGGTGTCATAACCCACTGACCACCCTTCTTTGTCATTGGAACATCAAACGGCAAGAACGGAACATTCTTATTCTCTTGGTCAACACCAGCAATAGCAATCGGATTATATTCACTCAACCATGTTGGCATCAAAATATCTGCACCAACAGGTGACGCTTCAACAATACGATTATATGTGTTATACGCTGACGGATGAACCATCCGTTCAACCATCTGCAACGGAACATTTCGGCTAGTCCAAATCCAAAACGGAACAAACCTACGAGCAGACTCATCAAAAGCACTCAGGTCACTATAATCAAAATGGTAACGCACAATACGAGCCACACCCTCATCGTATGTTTGTCCACGCTTCAAAGAGTCAATCGCCATAGGCAGACGAACAGCCCGTTCAACGAAATCGTTCTTACGAGCAATAAACTGTGTAGCCTTGTTGTTGATAATCTTTTCATTCAACTTGCCTCGCAACGCTACGCTTGCAAGGTCATCAGAAACACCACGACCTGAAGCCTCAGTCATTTTCCATGCTGTCTGAAACAGTTCACGCTCACTAGGGTCCAACTTGGACAAGAAACGCATCCAAGCATCCTCGCCCTTGCCAATGGCACGGGCGGCACGGAAACCCAAAACAATATTGTCACTACCAACACCAGCAACATAATTCATAAAGGTTGCCGACATACCGTTACGAACAAAGAACCCGATAGTTCCAGTCGCATAAGTTTTAAAGAACTGCACACTATAGTCGTATGCTTTCAAGAAATTGTTTTGATTAATCTTAGAACGCAACTTCTCCAAGTTTGGTTTCCAAACACTCATAATCTCATCAGGCATCATCACACCAAGATTCGTAATCTCAGTCCAACCATCCAAAGTGTCATCAACCAAACGACCAACCAAACCGCTTTTCATCAACTCTAGTTGACGCTCAATGTTCGGAATAGTTACACCTTCCAGCAACGCCAGTTGCGCCTCATCAGCATGTAACAGGTTTGTGATACGCTCATACGCTTGACGCACACTAGGGTCAACAATCGTGTCAATAGCATCCAAAGACCTAGAAACCTTTCTTGCCCAAGCAGCCGACTGCATAGCCGCCGCACCCTTAGGTGGGCGGGCAGTAACCAACAAATGCAAATCCTGAATATCCTTAGCAAGGACAGTACCGACAGTATTGTTCCAATCTTTCAGAACCCGTGCCTGATTCATCAACATCGGCAAACGCTCTTTATAATCCGCTACAGCATCAACCTTCGGACCACCCTTAGAACCAATCCTAGGAACACCCTCAGAACGATACACAGCATCAATCTCGGTTTCTAATGAAGCCAACTTGCGTTCAAGTTGCGCCTCCATTTTGACCAACTGTTTCTGCGCCTGCTCACGAGTAACGGTTTGTTTAACGCCACCGATATTTATTTCAACCGTACCTGTCCGTGCTAATACTTCTTTAGCCTTCTCGGTTTTGGTCAGACGCTTAGAAGCGGCTGACTTGAAGCCACCTTTCTTTTTACCCAAAGAAGCCAACTCTGCTCGTGCATCCGCACTATTAAGTGCGGCTTTTTCAAGTTCAACGATTTCTTCCTCTTTAGCAGCCTTAGCCAAACTTGTTTGCAAACTTGCTTGCTCATAATCACCATCAAGAATACTCTTAACCAACTTGTTACCCTTAACAGTCTGAACACCATCAGTAGGGTTACCTGTTGCTCGTGGGAAATTATGGTTATGTGGAAGGATGACAGCGAAACCTTCATCAGCAGGACCAGTGTCGTCAATCAACCTAGATGGGATTAGCAAACCTTGTCGTGGGTCTTGTGGGTCAACGCTACGGCGGAAAGCACTAGCACCAAAAACTTCCTCCATAATCTCCCTAGCAAAAATGTCCACATCTTCAGGGTCAGCCAAGTCAGGTATCTGACGGATAGCGTCATCAATGGATTCAAAAATTTCTACAATTTGTGCATCAGAAACAATATCGTTCGGGTCAATATGATTAAGCGTGTTCCAACGAATAGTGTCAATCAATGTGGCAATCGCTGGATAAAACTCGGCTAATTGGTCATCGTATTCGCCAGTTTCAATCAACTGGCGATACCCAAAAGAGAACTCCTCCCCTTCCAGTTGTAAACCTTTTTGTGCTAAAGCAAAACCCAAATCCTCACCGAAGTTGTCAGGTGAAAAATAGTCCAACAAATCTGCTGGCTGACGAAAGTCAACCAATTCTTTTTCAGGGATAGCGTGGACAGCAACCGAGTCATCACCGTTAGCGAAACCAGCATCTCGTGGGCGTGTACGGAAAGCCTTATAGCCAGCCTCCTCAGGTAAAGCAATCAGGTCATCTGCTGAACCATAAAGTAAACCATCATCAGCATAAGTAGCCTCTGCTTTTACGCTTGCAATCTGACTGTAACCACGCTCAACATTTTCCAAATCATAATAATCTGATTCCAAACTGGCTCGCATCTGGGTGAACTCTGGTCCGTCTGGCATCGCATCCATTTGCGCCCGCAACTGACGCATCCGTGCATTAACCTCCCGCAACTCACGAGTAGCAGGAATACCTTTGGAATTCATAATCTTTTCAGCCAACCACTCAGGGCTGCGACCAGCCAAAGTCGTAGGATTATGATTCGGATAAATCGTTGCATAAATGTTACGCAACTCAATAGTTGCGGCATAACGCTCAGCGTTATTAATCGCCGCCCGCAGGTTTGTTAACTCATCCAAAAACACGGCGTTCAAAACAGGGAACTCGCCACGCTTAGCCGCCTCAATAGATGCCGCACGAACATTAGCGGCAGTCAAATCAGCAATAGCCAAATCCAACCTACGAGTCAACTTTGCAATCTCTTGTGTTGTCATCGCCTTCTTAGTTAATTCACCATTCAAAAACTTGGTTGCATAACGAACACCATACTTACCCATATCTTGCAAACGAATAACATTCGTTTGAACACGATTACGCAACCGTGTCTGTGTCTTTACGATAGTGCTATGAACACGCTCCAAGCGTGTCACAAGTTCAGCATCAGGGACAACCTTCTTAATCAAAGGACGAATAATATCAGGGTCACCAAAATCAAAAGCCCGTCTAGCAAACGCAACCTTACCCTTAACCTTTGAAATAGAAAACGCATAACTATCCAAAATAGAAACCATATCGGTTTCAAACCACTGCAAACGACCTAAACCCTGTGCCTCTGTAGCGTCACCAAAAATCTTGTTAATCTCATCAACCGTACCATAACGAACAGGTTGACCTAAAAATGTTTCAACAACAACTTCACCAGTATCAGGGTCAACATATTCACCACGCAACTTACGATACATCAAAGGACCAGTATTATCAGTCAACTCCTTCAAGGTGATATCAGAACCCTTCCATTCACCTCGTGCCAAACTACGCTGTCCTTGCTGAGACATCATCCATTTTCTAGCCTCAGGTGTAACCTTGTGATGCAAATAGTCATCAATGAAACCAATCTCAGTAACATTCGTACCAAAGTCATCACCGAACTGGCGTATTTCCGCATTAGCGGAATTACGCAACTTGTCCTGCCATGCACGAATATCAACAACTAACTGTTTGGTTTCATCCGTAATAGCCTTACTAGCCAACATTTCTGACTCAGGCATTTCAATATAACGATAAATGTTTAACGCTTCAGCATCCCTAGCACCGATACCAACAGCCTTAGCGGCTTTGTTACGCAAACCTTTACCAACCAAAGCCCTTTGGCGTTGAGCCAACTCAACAAGTTCCTGTTGTGCTTGACGATACGCAACCGAAGTAGCACCCTTAGCGAACTTGCTTGCAGTGAACTGAACTATGCTTGGACGAATCTGTTCATAATCTAAACCTTGACCTGCACGGCGACCAACATTCAAAGCCTGAATACCCTTTAGACTTTTAGGTGTTGTAGCGGTAACCAGTCCACGAATCGGATTATATTTACCAGCCTGAAGGACATCACCAACAGCGGCACGACCATAAGCAAAAGCGGTTTCAGCCCCACCCGTCTTAGGAATAATTTTGCCAGCATAACGAATACCCATGCTCAGGTTCTCTGCTTCACGCAAAGCCTTAGGAACACCAGCAACACCATACCTAGTGATACGGGCAACATCCACAACATCGTCACCATACTTTTCAACCATGCGTATCGCTAATGCGACACGACCTGCACGACCAGCATGGTTTAATGCACCAACACCAGCATAAGTTAACGGGTCAGCCATAGCACCAACATAAACTGTTGAAAACAGTTTTGATGCAGTTGACTTGTCAGCAAACTTTTCTTCAGTGAAAAACGGATTATAATGGTCCTCACGACCAGCGTTCTTTACAAACCTGTCCCAACTTGGTGCATACTGGTCAGGGTTGGACAAAATCCTGCTAGTTTTGCCCTCATCACCATAACCACCAATACCAAGTGTGCTAAAAATCTTTTCTGTTGCACTTAACGGTTGACCTGTTTGTTTCTTTTGTTCAAGTTTTGCACCCTGAGTTTGAAGCGCACCTTCAATTTCGTTAGCCGCAGACATCGCCGTATTCGTCAGAGGTTTAACCAAATCAGCCCACTGGTTCATAGCATAAATAGGACCAGCAACAACCTTTTTAGCCGCACCACTTACAGCACCAACAACACCACCCCACACACTAGGGGACTTTTTACCTTCAGCCTGTTTTTGTACTTCTATAACAGCCTTAATTTTTTGGTCCTCTGACAACTTCGGGTCCCGTGCGATACGCTCAATAGCGGTCTGCAAAGTTGCATCCAACTTTTGACGGTTTGTTTCCTCATCTTTTTCGGTTGCTTTTGGTTTAATAACATTACCAATAGCAATACCTTTACCCACATAAGGTTTAGGAACATTTAACGGACCACGAGTTACAGACATAACTTCCTTTATTTCTTATTCTGCGTTGCTACCCATTGACTACCACTCCACTTCCAGTGCATACCCTTACCAGCAGGCGTACTAGGTTTAGCAGGCTTCTCAGGTGCGGGAGCATACTTCGCTGTAGTGTCAGCCTTGAGTTCGGTAATCTTGGACAACGCATCATTCAACTGGTCATAAACATTAGATTGTGCAGAAGCCTGTGCCGCAGCCCATTCGTTCAACATCTTGGAATAATCTGATTCAATACCAGCAGTAATTTCTTTACCACGCTGACCCAAATATGTGCGACCAGCCAAAGCACCACCACGACCAGCGTTCTTTAACGACTCCAAATAGTTCTCTTGAACATTACCATACCTAGTGGCAGATTGCTGCTGTAACTGATTCATAAAGTCACCCAACGACTTGTCCATCGCTGACTGTGATTGAACAGATTCCTCACCTGCACCTGCTTGACGCAAAGCCGCTAACAACGGATTCTGAATAGCCTCCATGTTAACCATCGGCATATTAGAATATGCCGATGTTGGTTTAACAGAATTTAAAAAATCTGTTTCAGCCTGAGAAATATCTGTTTGACCCTGAGAAATTAAACCTTCCAAAATTTTTAGTTGACGCAACCGTTCATCTTCAATCTGTTTTTGTTGCGGGTCATAAATATCTTGTAAATTTTTTAACGCAGCATCTTTGGCTGCTTTTGCCTGTGCTTCATATTCTGAAACTGCTTGCATACCTGAAGCGTAAGCCAACGCACGGTCCTGAGCCTCCTGCAAAGCCTTGTCAGTTACGGCTGCACCTGAACCACCTTTATTGCTATCTGCGGTTGGTGCTTTAACAGGTTTACCAGTAGTTAAACTAACACGATTATTTTTAGCAGGATTATATGGACCAACAGTTGCGGTTGGTTCTTTTGATGCACGACCAGCCTTAACAAGATTCTTTTGTGCCGTAGAACCAAACATGCGTTGCTTATCAAACTGTTCCTGAGTAACAGTATTACCAGCACCAGCCAACGCTAAACGGGCTGCCTTCTCCTCATCAGATTCACGAACCAAACGACCATTCACATAAACAATACCCATAATAACTCCTAGTACCTAGAGAACTGCTGCAACTGTGTTGCGGCATTTATAATGTCACGCTGCTTCTGCAAACGCTGTTCAGCCAAATATGATTCCAAATCCGCCTGCTGAGTAGATTCCTCCATAGCAATCTTGTTCAACTCATCCTGAATATTGGTTTGCTCAGCACCCAACTGTGCTTGCAAACCAGCCGCATAATCAGCCAAACCCTTGCGAGTAATACCCGACTGAACATTAGGACCCGACAAACCACGGCGACCATACGATGAAACCAGCGGATTATAACCCTGAACACCAGCCTTAGTGATGTCAGCAATACGGCGTGAACCACGCTGCTGTCCAAGCAAAGCAGCCTGCTGATTAGCAATAGAACGCTTCTGTCGCCTAGCAATCTGAGCAGATTCATTCTGTCCAAAATCGTTATAATATGCCTCGGTCATGCTCATATTAATACCTCGTTTGTTCCTTATATTTAAAGGTGTTTCGCTCTTTAAGGATGTCTATTTCGGTTTGCATCCGAGCCAACTCAGCCTGAAGTGAAGCAAAGATACGCTGAAGCGCATCTTTGTCGGAACCTGTCAGCACGGACAGAAAAGGGGTTTGCCAGCCGTTGCTCATCATCCGAAAATCTGTACACCCAAAACAACTTGGTCACTGTCACCCGAAGCGGTCAAAGCCGAAACGGTGGCTGCCGCCAACTTGCTATACACAATAGACCCATCATCAAGATTTGTCCCCGCTGCAAGTGCTTCAGCAAAAGTTTTTACTGCCTGAAAGTTTGCGTTAACTTCTGTAGCAACGGCAGGAGTGCCGTTGGTGAAGTTGTTTGGAATATTAAGAGTTGCCATAAATTATCCTTTAATTCTCCGTGCCTGATATTTGTAACCGATACTGTTTACACCCCATCGTTGTTGGGATGGACCAACGAATTCCAACTGGATAGCCCTAGCCAAACCAAGGTTCCGACCAGCCAAAACTTTAGAACTTGCAGCACCACTAGCCCAATCCTCACCCCACAAACCTGAACCCCACAACAACGCTGTTGTTGGTGGAGACTGAGAAATGTCAAAAATCTTTCGCTCATTACCTTCACCTTCGGTGAAATCATGGTAAACCTTGACGGTTATAGATTGAGCCAAATCGGATTCTTTAACAACAAAGTCAGGTCGGCGGAACATTTTCTTCTGCATATAAGACCCACCATCAAACCATCGTGTCTTATAATAACTAGAGAAAGCAACATTACTTCCAGTAATGTTGTCCGTTTCTTCACCATACATGTCAACCTTAACAACATACGCTGAAGTTGGATGACACATTAAACGGTAATCAATTTCACTGGAATCAGTCCAGTCACAACCACCAACCAAACCATAACCATCATGTGTTGAAAACATCGTGTACACACCACCACGAATAGTTGGGTCCAACACAAAGTTAACTGTCGCATCAGTGACAGTGGTAGTAGTGGAATATGGTGCTGAAACCCATACACGCCGACCAACCCAAGAAACAGTCACAGCCTCATGCGAAGCAGGGTTAATATAATTCAAGTCAATTGCTGTACGAAGGTTGTCAAACATATCTTTAATGGATGCGCCATTATAAAAATATAGTCCCTGATTATGACTAAACCAGTAAACACCATCATCTGCCTGTGCAACAGAATGATGATTCAAACAACCCAAACGGTTCGTTAACTCAACAACCTGAAAATTGTCACTAGCATAACCAAACACAACATACACAGCATTAGGTTTAAACACAACTAATTGTCCTGAAACAACAGCCATACCCGTGATACCGTTGCCACCGCCAACGATATCAAAATAGTCATCACTAGCCCAGTTCTCAGGTGCGTTCTCCAACGACCAACGCAAACGGTTCGGATAATATGTTCCATCCTCAGTAGTGTTAGCCGCCCACATTTTATTAGCATGGACAAGCAGATGTTCCGAGGTTGGCATCTTGCGTTCAGCACTAGTAGGAGTTGTTTGCCAAGCGTGAGGAACGGTTCCAGATGCTGTCAAAGCAAACGCATAAGTATCCGTTGTTTTCCAAACATAACCACCAGAACCTGTAGAACCAGTAGCAATATACATGCTGTCAGCCCACTGAGCCATACAAGCACCATGCGGACTAGAAGATGTCATGTCCACGCCAGAACTAACTTGAAGTGTAGTAAAGTTACCACCAGTAGAACGGAACACTTTAGTTCCGTTTGTCAACATAACCGTTGGTGTAGCACCACTAAACGGATACAACTTTTGTGGACTCCAAGTACCAGCAACCGCTGTCGTGTTAAACTGACGATAACCACCACGACTAAACACACCACCACGGGGGTCAATTTCAACATTCAACATGTCAGGTGACTCAAAAGTTGACAACTGAAACTGGTCAGCACGAAAGTTCAACCCACCAGTAAAATCACTCACTTCGGTAATATTTAAGCCAGCCATTACTGTCCTAAAGTTTTACCGAGATTTTGCATCCATCCGTTAAAGGTTGGACGACCATTGGTTCGTCCAGCCGACAACACCAAATGAGCATGACTATTAGGAGTCATAATAGACTTAACAGCCAACATAACACCCTCATCAAAAGACCTCTTGTAGGCATCAGCCATAGCGACATCTTCTAAGCGTTGATACACCCGACTGCAAGCATAATACGCTAAAGCAAAATGCAAATTAGGACTAGCATCAACAAAACCCCCACTAGTAACCCAATCAATAGGTTCACGATAACCACGAACCGTTAAAGTACGAACATTGTTCGGCTTGGGAAACAAATGAATTTTACCTTCCCAAATGCTATAGAACAACGGGTCACCACTAGTGTCATATGAGCCAACATAAGTTGTTTCAGCCTCATCATGGGCAACCATATCCAAACGCAAACCAACACCAGTATTATCAACAATAGAAACAATCTGTGCCATCGGGTCAGCAGTAAAAGAATCAATATCGTAAGCCCGCTGGTCAGTAACAGTATTAAAACTGAAAGACTTTTCCAAAAAAGTCCAACGCTTCTCAATATCCAAAATACGGTAATACCCGTCACGCAAATACAAGTTCAACAACGAATCAGGCAAATCGGTAGCATCAAGGTCCGTAATATCACGAACAGTCTGACGCAACGCTGTAGCAGTCATCTGATTATAAGCCATTATGCACCCCGTTCAGACTTAATCTTCTTCATATGCCCCACACAGAACTCCTGTCCACGCACCTTGTTGGCGTTACAGGTATCATCGTTTCCAGCACACTTATCCCCACGACCAAGATACGGTCCACTAGGGGCAGCAATACGGGACTCGGCTACGCCTGCAAGGCGGTAGCCAGTCTGAGGAGTGCCATAATAGGCGTGGGCGGGGACAGAGTTGTTGTTCATCACTCTTAGGGGAATTGTTCCCCCAAACCCTTTATTCGCCTGCTAATTGCATCAACAGCAAGTCAAACGGAGAGTACTGTGTATCCGTGGAACCACTGTTCATACCAGCAACACTAGAACGCAAAGGCTTGGACGACCCTAGGGCGTTCAACATATCCTTGATTGGTCGGTCAATGTTCTTAATCTTTTTAGCCGCTTTACCATACGGCAAATATGCCATAGCAGCCCATAATGGGTCCATCTTTTCAGACTTACCCTGAATAAGTCGTTGACCTTCTGATGCTGGCAAATAGAAATCAGCCAAAAACTTCACCACATCATAATCGGCTTTAACTTTTTGATTAGCAGCCTGAGCCAACATATTAGAATACGGTGCAGCCTTAGACTGACCGCCACCAGTTAAACCCATAACATCAGATGAAGTTAACTTGCCCTGAGACAAATTAGTAGCAGCCTTAACCTTAGGTTGATTCAAGAACCCCAACAGGTCGCTGATATCAAACTTTGGTTTCTTGCCAGCCATAATCTACTTCTTGTTGTTTCGTGGCTTCTTCGGACCCTTAGGTGCTGAAGCAGTACCAGTTTTCTTTGGAGGCTTAGGACCTTTACCTGCACCACCAGCAGCAGGCTTCGGACGAGCGTTCTTAGCACGGTTCTCGGCAGCCTTCTTACGGGCATCAATACGGTCAGGAGCGTTACGACCACCAGCATCACGAGTTGCCTTCTTGCGAGCAGCACGAATACCTGCGTTGCTTGCCGCTGCGGCTTCATCGGCTCGTTCTCTTTTAGCAACCTTCCTGAACTTGGAATCCATACCTTTCAAAGCAGATTCTTCACGCAAACGCTGAGACACACTCTTAGCCTCGGATGCTCGTTTTGTTGCATAGTACTCTGCACCAAGTTTACGATTCCACTCTCTAATGAGTGCTTCTTTGTCTCGCTCAATTTTTGTAGATGATTCACGAAATCCACGCTGAACACCTTGAAGTTCTTGTGCCTTCTTTTTTGCGGCAGGAGTACCCTTACGGAGTAACGCCAAAATCTTTTTCGCTAGGTCGTCCTCAATGCCTTTTGGCTTCTTTGATGATGCCATTACTTCATTCCTTTCAATACATTCTTTTTAATCTTCTTAGGAAGTGCCTTGCTGCTATATGGGTTAGCGTAAGTACCCTTCTTTGCTGGCAAATACATGTCCTTGCGAATTTCACGAATAACCTTGTCAGGTTCATTCTTTAATTCCTTGCGGACCTTCATATAAACCTTGCCACGATGCAACTTGTTGGCGTACTTTTCACCAAACTTTACAATACCCTTACCAATATCGTCAAGACCCTGTGTATGTCCTACACGGGCTTCAATTGCTCGCTTCTTAGATGCCATTATCTTGCTCCCTTTTTCATGTTCTTATTAAACTTTTTACTAACCTTTTCAGCACGGCGCAAAGACTTGTATGAATCTCCCATAATATTCCAATCATCACTTTTCTTGGTTTTTGAAGCCTTTGACAAAGACTCTACAACACCATGCTTGGTTCTACGCATAGCACCATAACGGTTAACAAATTTACCAAGTTCTTTAGCAATATCATCAAGTCCCTGTGCGTGACCTACACGGGCTTCAATTGCTCGCTTCTTAGATGCCATTATCTTGCTCCTCGTTTAACATTCTTTTTCTTTACTGGTTTTTTATTATATTTTGCATACGAACGGGACGCTGCTTCGTTCACATCAATCAAACTGTCCCACATCATTTCATGGTCAGTAGCACTTTTCTTATTAGGTTTACTTGTCAAAGTCATTCCACGGCGATTCAATATTTTGCTTAGTTCAACACTTTCATCATATTTAATAGAGTCATAACCAGCAAAGTCACCATAAGAATGACCAACACCACGCTCAATAGCAGGCTTACGCTTCCTAGCAGCCATTTCTAGTAATCGCCTCGGCTGTTACGCAAAACATAATCCTTATAATCGGTGGTCAACCCACCCTTCTTGTTATAAGGATTTTTCTTATACTTAGGGTCAGGAATATCATTCTTAGCCTTGCTGGCTTTCTTAGCAACTTTCTTTGCACCTTTAGCCAAAGGTTTGATGACATCATCAATTCCTTGTGGGCGAGCCAATCCAGTGATAGCAGGTTTACGCATTAGTATGCCTTCTTTCTTGCGACTTTTTTGCGGACCATTTTTTTAACAGGCTTTGCAGAACTTTTTGTCACACGACTCTTTGGCTTTTCACCAAAAGAATAATCTCCACGCTCACGGCGTTTACGCATAGCAACACTAGCAGCATCGGTTGGTCCACCATAGGTGCGACCAAACTCACGGTAAGTTGCTTGGTCCTCGTTGTACTTAGTCTTGGACTTTCCGCCCATCAACTTATACAACTTTTCATCGTTCTTGGACCAAGCATCTTGCTTTGATTTACGCATGTCCTTGCCACGCATACGCTTGCGGGCTACTTCGCTGTTAGTTCCACCAGTTTTGTTAGGCATTATTTTGCTCCTAGAAATGAAAAATGGTGGGGGATTTCTCCCCCACCATTAACTCAGTTGTTCCCCAAGACTTATGCAGTCTTAGCGGTCAACTTTCCTTGCTTCGCTGCGTTACGGCAGGTCAAGTTACCGTAGCACATGATGAGTGCATAACGGGCATCCAAGTTTTCAGGACGCACAAAGTCTGTCTGTGCGAACCACTTGCCTGAGTGACCAACCAAGGTCAGGTACTTGCTGTTCAAGAAGTACACAACACCTGCGGTGCAGTGTTCATCGTAAACAACAGGAGCAGCCTTGAACAACAGGTTTTGGAAACCAGCATCCGCTGTCTTGGTGTCGGTGTAACGAAGTTGTGGCTGCAAAAGAGCCTCATACTTTTCAAACAAGGTCTGAGTGGTCAGAACCATGTCAGGGTGGTCGTTACCAACAGACACGCTGTTGTAAGCAGTGGACAGTTGTGCGAGGGTCAAAGCACCTGCGGTGTTTTCCTCGTATGAACGCCAGTACTCGTTGCCACCTGTTGCACGGTTGATACCACCAACGGTTCCTGATGCTTCAACGATATTTCCAAGACCGTTCCAGTCCTTGCCGCTGTTGCCAGTTCCGTCTGCAAAGAACATTTGGTTGAAACCTTCACGCATTGACTCCTCAGCCTGCATAATCTTGGCTTCAAGCAAGTTGATGATTTCTTGTTCACCGTTGTTCTTTGCTTCTTCAATACCGCTGATAGCGATTGAAGCAGCATACTGCTTCCAGTCGTATTCAGCAGCCGTGATACCACTTTGCGCTGTAAGCGAAATGGTGTCATAACCTGAGTACGATGCTACAGTTGAGTTCTGACCGTAGATGAGTGGTTCAACAATCTTCGTACCGCCGTTGAGCATACGGATGCGACCCTTATCCTGAAGGAAATAGGTCAACGGGCGAGCCGTAAAGATGTTGTCCGTGAGTTGGTCACGGTAGTTTGCGAGCGTTGTACTGAGCAACGCATCAAAGTTTGGGTTAGACATGATATTCTCCTAAGGGATTAAATTTGGACTAAATTTAGTACTACAATGCGCCTATTTGACGCTTTGCGGCAGCCCAAGCCTCAGCAATTGATGTGATTGGCTCAAAGGTTTCGCTGGTTGTAGAAGCCGTAGCGGACGCACCGCCCGACACCACACTGGCTTGCCGTTTCGCCTCCAACAGACCTGCTTCCTTCTGTTGTTGGTGTTCACGGGCTTGCCGTTCCAGTTCTGCTTTTGCCATCATTTTATCAAACGCAATCTGCTTGTATGTGCCTTCCAAATCCGTTGAACCCAACCGCAAAGCGGTTGTGACAACTTCATTGATATTAAAATCCTCATACTTAGACTGTAAAAGTTTAACCTCACGCTCAATTTCTTGTTTCGTTTGGTAATCCTCAAATGATGCAATCCGTTTGTCAAGTTCACGATACTTTTGTTCCACAGGGTCCAAAGCATCAAAATCTTCACCATCGGCAATCATATCGGTAACAGCCTCACGGCTAATACCATAATGTTGACTCAACAGGTTAATTGTGGCAGCAGGGTCATTATCTAAAGCCGCTTGAAGTGCAGTAGCAAATTGAAACTGTTCTTTTTGCTGTGCAAGTTCTTGCGTCTTACGAGTATAATCTGCTTGCCTTTGATAACCAGCGAGTGCCTCACTCAGGGGTACTTCTAACTGCTCACCATCCAACTTGACTGGAACTCTATAATTAGAATATTCCTCAACAGATAAAATGGGTGTATCTTGGGTTTCGGTAACACTTCCTGTATCGGGTGACCCTGTACCTTCTAGTACGGGTTCCACAGACGGTGTTGGTGTTGCGAGTTCATCGCTCATTATGTAATTTCTCCTAGAGTCCTAGTTGGTTGCTCTATATATAGAAAAGGTCGTTCCTTTATGCCATTGGAGGCATCTGTCCCTGCTGTCCAAGCATCGCTTGGAGCATCGCAGGGTCACCAGTTAAAGGACCCATTGGTTGTTCAGCGGGGACAGGAGGTTGCCCACTAGGAGGTGGTGCGCCAGCACCAGCCATCTCAGGAGCCATAGGGGGCTGTGGTTGCATTATGAACTCATCAGGGTTCTTAACGCCAAAACCTTGCTGTAACACATAGGCGGCAAGTTTGCCCATATCTATGATTCCTGCACCAGCGAACGGAGCCATAGCGTCAACCATTTGTAATGCCATCTGTCGGCGGAATGACTCGTTTTGTGGTTGTGTTGAACCAGCAACTACTTCAAAGTCAAAATCACCTTCCAAATAGTCACGGTCAAACTGAACCCACACAGGTTCACCATCTTTACCTGTGATACGGGCTACCTGTTCACCTGACATGTATTGTCGTGCCAAAGCAACCATACGGCGACCAACTTCGCTGATGGCTTGCTCCACCATCGCAAGTTTGTCTGCTGTACGGGCGTTACTTGCATCCTGAACCAAAGCGGACTCGGTTGCGGTACGGCGAATCTCGGTTGTACCGCCACGCTGAATTTCAGACACACCTGAAACACGGTCAATGTCACCAATGATGGTTGCGGTCTGGTCATAAAAATCTGGTGGGTTAATCAACGCAGGGAAGTTAGCCACCACACCACCAAGAGCATCATCGCTAATGACGGGAACCATCACATTGTCGTCATCTGACTCCAATGCTGCACGACCCATACTGTCAAACGCTGATTCCTTGTACAAATACTTGCGTGAATACTTTTTACGGTGATTCATCATCTGTGTACGAGTTTCGTTCAACTCTTTTTGCAACGGTTCAATAGATTCCAAGTCACCAATCGGATAAAAATGGTCAGGGACATCATAATTACGCAACATAACAAAAGGCTGACCAAACGAATATGGCATAGCCGTTGGTTTTACCAAAAAGTTCTCTGCACCTTCACAGAACACCGACATTGATTTGTTAGCAACATCATAAAACTCAAAAATTTCGGCATAACCTTCATTTTTGTCGTTAATCTTTTTGCGTGACGGGTCATCGGCATAACGGCTGACAGCCATAACCTGCACTTCGTCCCGTGCAACCTTCGCATAACGCTTGTCGTTTTTAACATCACGGATTGGTCGGCGGATACGCTGAGCAATCCACTTAATGTCACGCATACTGGTAGCATCAGGGTCCACGAAAACATCCATAGGGCTGACACGCTCGGCAAACGGACTGTCCTCTAGGATTACCGTTGTGGATGTCATTTCACCACCCTCAACAGGGTCGGAAACTTCTGTGTCCTGTCCAACTACTTCTTCTTCAACAAAACGGTAACCACTCTTAATCCAACCATGACCCATAATCAACGAGTCTTTTACTGCACGGCGGAACTCGGTGCGAATATCACGATGCTTCCACCAATAGTTCACAACCGCTTCAGCGATAACCGCATTAGGAGCATTTTCAGGTTTAACAGCATTAACAGCAATCTTAGGGAAGTTTACCGAAATGTTTGGTGCAATAATGTTTACCGTTGAGAAAGCAATATTAACAAGAAGTCTGTCCTCGTCACGATAATCCTCATATTGGTGACCCTTATATAGGTCTGTTAGCCTGCGCCAAACCTCATCGTAACCTTCGTCTTTACGCCAACGCTTAGATGCTTCTAAGCGTTGCTTGTACATTTTAAGTTGGTCTGCCGCAGACTTCTTAGCCATTACTTTGTTCTCCTAATTGTTTTAGCCTTAGATGCAACACGCTTAGCGGCTAACTCTCGTTCAGCCTTCTCAAAAGCCTGAGCGAAACCTTTGGTTGTACCATAATAAGACTTGTAAGCATCCTTAGCCCACCAAACAGCATTATCTCTAGCCTTCTTGGTGTTACCAGCCTTGTATGCCGACTTTACAGCCTTGTTGACATATAAACGCAATTCACCTTTAATTGGTCTAACGATGTCATCTATGCCCCGTTTTTTACTTGCCATCTTTTTGTCCTTCATGCCAACCAATATGGTTGTCTAGTTTGCTACCTATTTTGTCAACCTTATTCCCGATAACCCGAAGCAAGACTTGCCCTTGGTTGTGTTGTTCGGTATTTTCTTTACGAAGTTTTTGTAAGACCACCACGACTGGTCCCATGATGATTGCGACAATGATTGGGACCCATACGGATGAAAGCATGACTCATTACATCCAGTTCGTGACAGGTTCGGCGTTGTAACCGTTAATTTTAGCCTGTTCCACAGTTTGACGCTGACGCTCAGCAATAGTAGGACCATGAAAATCTTCTTGACCATAAGTGAACCCTAATCTGACGGTTTTAATGTGACATGCAAAGCAAACCTCGCCTCGGCGGGGAAGTTCATCGGCAGCAAAATCTTTGTTGCAATTTGAGCATTTAAATATCATAATAGTGCTGAATCTGTTCCTAAAGTTAAAAAGGTGTGCGCTTTCTAACATTATGGGAGCCAATAAACATCCGATTTTCGCCCTGAGGGCTAAAAAGATGCTGTTCCCACCACATTAAACTGTTTTTTGGTAAAGAAACATCGCCACGATACTCAGGCAACCAAACATACTTCAACATTTGTGTCCCGATAGCCATACTGATAATTCTGTCGTCATGTGGGCTACCCGTCATACGACCATTCTCCTTACGAACAAATGTTCGCATTTCCGCTAGGGTCTTAGAACACAGCACGGTCACACCACCATCACGGATGGCGGCGTTCAACTCGTCAATAGCCAACGGTTTACTGGAAGCGGTAGTCCGCCAACCCAAAACATCACTAGCATCTGCATGGACAGCATTAAGTCGGCGTTGCTTATAAAGATTCTTATAACCATGCTTCTGCGCTGCCTTCAAAGTAGTCAAACCGTGGTTGTTGCTTTCAATACCCAACAAGGCTGTGTTATACCACCAACCAATTTCAGCCAACAGTTCACCAAACAAGTCAGGTTCCATATGTCCATGCCAATGAGCAACCATTAAACCTGATGATGCTTCAATAACATGAGCAGAACTGTAGTCACCATGAGCCAATCCTTCAGCGACATCGGCTCCAATCACATAAACCCCACCACTCTCAGGGTAAGCCCACACCTCTAGTTCACCATTCTCCTGCAAGCGAAACTCACCATTACCATCAGAATACAAATGCAAATAACCAACATCACCATCATCAGGTTCCATGCTATTTAATAGGTCAATATCAAAAACAGGGTTACCTGACTTAATAAACGCTTCCTCAGGGAAGCGTGGATACTCTTGGTGCATCTGCCAAGACTGCATGTTACGGCTTTTAGCCTCATACCAATCCTCGTTACGCTCACCGTCAGCATCCCACGGATAAAAAATACCTTTAAACTTATTAGACTTAGTTTGCGACCCAACCCACAACTGGTGAAAAAAGTTTCCCGAACCATTAGCAGTTGACAAACCCACAACCCGTCCACCGACATCCGTAATAGGCTCAATAGATGCCCACGCTTCCTCAGGGTTAGGCAAAAACGCCCACTCGTCCACAATAACCAAATACACAGACTCACCACGAGCAGGGTCACTACCTGATGGAAGTGATTCAATAGCGGACTCGTTATCAAACATCATTTTCAACTGATGGTCAGTGGTTTGGCGTGGTCCACGCTCCTTCATCCACTGCGGAATAAAGCGATAACCATACTTGCTTTTAGCGAGCAGTTTTACTGATTCACGCTCAGTACGGGACAACATAACAACAAACCTGTCGGGAGCAAAAAACACCAACCAAAAAGCGTATGCAGCCGCCAAAGTAGAAAACCCAATCTGACGGGCTTTCAAAACAATAGTATAACGCTCAGACATCCAAGTTTTAACTGTTTCAATTTGCGAGTTACGCAAATTAAACTTTATACGACCTTTTTCAGGATGTTTAATGCACCAAAAAGTTTCACAAAAATATTTAAAAGCCTCTAGTTGTTCGTCAATCGTAGCGTTCTCAGGACCACGACACTTACGCCACTCCTTCTCATTCAGTAAAGCGTTTAAGTCCACCTAGGTTCACCGCCCCACGGACCGAAACCATCACCATAACGATTATCAGCATAATCATAAATAGCCATAAAAGCCTTCGCTGCTGTTTCAGGATTATAAAGTTCTTTACATTTTGTTAAAACACCAGCATCCTGAAGAAAACCCTGCTTGGTGTATCGGTTTGGTTTACACCAAAACTTGTTAATCTGAAATAGCCCAATAGACCCACCGTTAGGGTCATCACGGTTAATCAACGATGCGTTGCATCGTGATTCACGCCACATAATGTAATCCACCTGATACATCATGTCTTTGCTATCTGCAATCATTGTAATAATGTCATAATGGTTCCTACAACGAATTGTCGGATACTTCTTAGCGTGGACAACAGTTGGTGAAATCCACAAAAACATGGCAATAGCCAATAACAAAACTTTTCTCATAACACCATCCTATACGGCTAAAGCCGTTAATCGGGAATATTACTTGAACAAAGCCTTAAATGCTTCGTGGACCTTCTTAGGGTCATCAGCGAACTCTGGACTGAGTTCTAGGTGATACCAGTCACCATTCGGCGCACCCCCAAGGGTCGCCTTAGTGTATTTGCTCCAACCTTTACGGGTACACTTATAGCCTCGCCCATACGGCTTGGGGAAATAATCTAGGACCATTTCTACGCCAAGTTTGTCTGCGTTAGCGACAATCATTTCAATAACCTTGTTGGCTTCCGCACGAGACTTGCCACGCCAACTCAAGTCCATAGCCCGACCCGTTGAGTGAACGCTAAGGTATTGGGGTTTTCCTTTAATCGGGCGAACACCCCAAGTCCCATTATTCCACAGGTTACCCTTAGATAATAGTGACACATGTTTTACAAAGGCTTCTGTGCCTTTGCGTTTACCCTTGGCTATCCCATCGGATGTGCCAGTATATTTCAAACTAGGTCGTCCTCGTTAGGGATTTCGCTGAACAACGCTTCATCGGTTTTACGGTTCTCTGCTCGTTGGGCGTATTCGCCCAACCCCAATGCAGACAAAACAAAAACAACAACGGTTTCAGTTGGTACATCTGGTACCAGAAAAGAAGCGACCAACGCCACAGCAGATGAAACAAACGCTGCCACACGGACAGGGTTGTTATAAACGAAGGCTTTAATCTTTTCCATACTATAGGCTATTTGTTCCCTAGTGATATATTACCATTTACCAAGTGGACATGTTGCATTGTCAATTTTTGTTTTAATTTTCATAAAACAGCCACATTCTTTACACTGTTTTGTCACCTTAATCAAAGAAGGACATCCCTCACAAACCGAATATCTCTTTAAAGAAAGTTCAGTATCAACTCTATGGTCTTTTTGAACAGCATGCCAAGGTCGTGAATCACCTAAACGCTGTTTATAAATTTGCCAAGGAGTTAATTCCTTATTCTGTTGGCGCATGAAACTCAAATCCGTCATAGGTCCAACCAGAAAAAACTTCACCAGCAAGATGTTCTGGAACTGGAACAATCTTAGGGTCAGATTGTAAAACCATATTCAAAAACTCTAATGAAGTTTGCGCTGTTTGCATCCAAACAACATCACCTTCAATTACAAACGCATACCAGTTTATAGGAGCATTTGGGTCGTATGGTGCTTCAGGATGTCCTTTTGGTGATTGAAATGTTTCTTCAGTATTTGACATGATTATCCTTTATTATTTAATTAACAAGTTCCGTCACAAGCATACCATCCACCAACGCTAGAACCACAACTTCCAGTGCAAGGAGATGATGCAGGTGTATAAACAATAATATTGTAGCAGCATACTTGATTTGCTGCGCCACCGCAGAAGCCAACACAACAACAGTTTCCACCTTCAACCTGAGTGTAAGCATATACACAAGAACATGCAGCAGCAGCGTTACCGCTTCTTGTTGCTGGAGCAGAGTTTTCAAAACCACTCTTTGTTCCAGTCACGGTAATAGTTGCTGAAGCAGATGCGCTCAAACCACTAACAGTAATTGTTGCACCACTTCTAGAGATTGAACCAGCAGTAGTTGAAAGAAGATATGTTACAGTTGAATCATAATTGGAAATAGCAACAGTAAATGAAGCATTTTGTGCGCTAGCGGTAGCCAAAACTGGAACATCAACAATCATTGAGCCAGCCCAATAAGTTGCTACTTGATTACTTGTTCCACGCCGACCTCTTGGAGCCAAGGCTCCGCCACTAACGGCTTTACCACCAGACATCTGTTTACTAAAAGTAGGCATTAAAACACCCGTTACGCTTGGATACGATTTACATACCCATAAACAACAATACTGGTGTTAGTCGCAGCATAAGCCGAAATAACCTTTGGTGCAGCATTGCCCACAAGTACCAAACCAGCAACAATTAAATACAAACCATTTTCTGCTTTAACGGTATATTCAATTTCGTTTGTTCCAGCAGTAACGCCACCATATTGAATGGTCAGTTTTCGGTCTGTTGTGTCATAGTTTACTGCATACAACCAAACTTCATCAGTAACATTAGGGTTTGATGAACCAGCGTGAATGGTCGGACCAGCAACTCCTGATGAACCAGAGTTCACCAAGATTCCCATTCCTGAAGTGTTACCGCTTAGAGGTATTTTGCTAAAAGTTGCCATATAATATATTCCTTTGTTCCTTAATTAACTAGTAAAAATTGCTGCCGACAACACAAACTGGTCATCGTCAGATGAGTTCATAACAAACGCCGTAGTAGCCACCTGAGTACTAGAGGTTCCCACAGCAGCCGTAGGAGCCGTAGGAGTACCCGTCAACGCTGGACTGTCCAAGTTAGCCTTCAAAGCCAAATTAGTTATAGTGGCATAAGTAGCAGCAGCAGTAGTGGCATCCAACTTTGGTGAAACCAAATTGGTTATAGCCGTACTAGTAGAAACATGCTCAGCAACATCAGACAACGAAATCTTTTTCGTAGTAGTCGCACTAGTATCCACAATAGGCAAAATATCAGTTGAAGCAGCATCAATAGAAGTCAACGCCGTCAACTGAGAAATCTTAAGGTCAGCCATTATCCATTACCTACTTCCAACAACATAAAAGACCCGTCCTCTAAGAGTAAATCGTTCCCTGATTCCAACTCTAGGTTGGAAACCACAAAATCGGGGTCAGACCAAAAATTGTTTGCCAAATCACCCCAAGTAGTCCCAACAGCACCCTGAGCAACATAATAGTCAAACTGGAGAGTCCCACGATACTGTAAACCCACATTAGACCAATGAGCATACAACAAGTCACCCAAAGTCGCTCCAGCGGACGGATACAACGCCCTGAGGGCGGTGTACATCGCATCGTTAGTTGTTGTCATAATCTCTCATCTTCCTAGGCTCACCCTCACAACAAGAATCCTTGAAGCCACATTCAGGGCAACGCCATCGTGTCGCAACAGGAGGATACTCGCATCCACAAGTCGGACATTCAATAGTAGAACCCATTAATGTTCTTTTAGTTCCCTACGGGACTCAATTTCCGATTGAGCGACTGACGCTATGAGACTGTCTAGTTCTGCGTCTGAGATTTCTGATGGTTTGGTGGAGTGTTCTACTTGGACTTGGGTTGGGGCTAGACGGTTTGTTGCTTGCAAATACAGTTTGGCGGAGTTGTTGTCGCCTTCTAAGGCTCGCTGATACAGGTTGTCTAGTAGTTTTTGGGTTCGTTCGGGGGATTGTTGTTGTTCGGATACCCGTTTTTCCCATTCCATTTTGAAAGCGGGTTTCTTTTTCCAGCGGCGTAAGGTCGTTTCATCTACGCCTTCCATTATAGCATATTTTTCTTGGGATGATGGCACACGGTTGGGTTGTGGGACCATAAGCCAGTTTAAGAATTTTTCTTGACGGGGGTCTAGGATGTTGTCCATGCCATTAGACGGATTGTTCTATGTGTTAGGTGTACCTAACTTGTATGCAACTTGTCTAGGGAACAGAGGGAACATGGATGGGGGGAACCTACGGAGGGGGGAAGGATAACTGTGTACATTGAGCGACTAGCGAAATGTACAATAACAGTACGAGAAAGGATACAACCATCCCTAAGGGGATGGTTGCTTTGTTTACAGGTACAGCATGGACAGAAAGAATGTTATGGGAATTTGGGGAACATTACTGGTAATAGTAGGAACAGCCGTTGCCACCATTGGTGGCATCTTAGTGTTTCTGCGGATGCTTTTCTCCAGTTTGGAGAAAATAGATTATGATGTTGAAATGGATGCCTAATGAAACCAAGAGATGCCAGCCCACCGACTAATGACCCTGAGGTGATTCAGGGCGCACGATGGTATTTGCGTGATGGTGACATCAAAAAGATTCGTCAACAAGGTATTGCCCGTGAATATAAGAATCCGAAGCGTTTTGTTTCCGCTATGATGGATGCCCTCAGTGAGGGTGATATATCACAGAAGTTCTCTGATGGTGACTGGCAGCCTGTAGCAGAAAAAATGTTGATGCAACTATGGCAAAACCAAAACAAAATGCGAGTAAAACGACCATAATGGCTGCCAAAAAGAAAAAGAAAGTACCAGCAGGATACCATGTTATGCCAAACGGTAAACTGATGAAAGGCAAAAAGCATAAGTAATGGGTTACACAAAACCTGAACTAAGGCGGCGAATTGTCTCCGCTGTGAAAGCGGGGACAGCAGGCGGAGCCGCAGGACAATGGTCCGCCCGTAAAGCCCAAATCGTAGCACAACGCTACGAAAAGGCTGGTGGTGGTTACACTGGAGCAAAAACTAAAGCCCAATCCAACCTGAGTAAATGGACAAAAGAAAAATGGACCACCAAATCAGGTAAACCATCCACCCAAGGACCCAAAGCCACAGGTGAACGCTATCTGCCAAAGAAAGCAATCCAATCGTTGTCGGCAGCAGAATATGCTGCCACAACAAAAGCAAAACGCAAAGGTACAGCCCAAGGTAAACAGTTCGTACCAAACACCAAAGCAGCACGGACAGCAGGAAGAAACGCAAGGAACCAATAATGGCAACCCCAAATCGTGACCCAAGACTAGCAAGAGCAGGTGTATCAGGTTATAATAAACCAAAAGCCACACCAAACCACCCAACCAAATCCCATATAGTTGTAGCAAAATCAGGTGGACAAATCAAAACCATCAGATTCGGACAACAAGGCGTAAAAGGCTCACCCAAAAAAGCAGGCGAAAGCAAGGCTTACGCCAGCCGCCGTAACCGATTTCAAACACGACACGCAAAAAACATCGCCAAAGGACCAATGAGCGCAGCATATTGGGCAAACAAAGTCAAATGGTAAACGCCTCCCTCATATAAAATTTTCACAAATCGGCTCTACCTCCTTCAATAAATAAATACACATAGGGGCGTACCCCCCCATGCCCCCGTGTGCCATGCGCCATGTGGCTAGGCGAGGTTTGGATTATGATTTCGGCATTATGAATAGCCTCATAAAGTGCCACCAAAAATTCCTTGTCGCCTCATAATGCGTGTGTGACGGGGGCATGACGCAAGGACCTAACCGAGGCTCATAATTGTGGGGTCATATTGGGGTCCGCTATTCACCATGTGTTTAGCGTGTGAATTTTGGTGTGCATTATGCGTAGGAAAACAGGCGCAATAAAAGGCGAGCGGTGAAAG